CAGCACTCCAAATTGCTGTGTTATCGCTAACTCGATAAACGACTAGATTTCCATCGTTTTGCGCTTTGAGATAAACGTTTCCACTCCCTCCCGTACTGGTCGCCCATATGGGAATGTTTGCTTTTGAATAGACAACAACATTGCCGTCGCTTTGCACCAATAGCCTGTACCAACCATTTGTGGATACAAGGGCGTCTTCAGCTGCAAGACTTGAATTTGTAAAATTGAGAGTATCGGTTGTGCCTGATGTTGAAAAATTTGCTGCGTAACCAAAACGTTTTTTGCAGCTGTTCAACCGTTTGCCGCATACGTCATTGCTAGCTGTGGTGGCCACGTCGTTTTCATCAAAATATGCAGTGCCGGTGTAACCGCATTCCGCTGAACGATAGACCCATTGGCAGATGTTGGAAATGCACTGGCGCTTGGGAGCCCGTATGCCTACCAAATCAAATGCCGCTGCAAGCTCAAACTCCACCGCGTCACGAGTCTCGGCTGACTTGCGATCGATATAAAAAATTTCAGGAGGGAAGCTAGCTGTAGGGTCGGGTGTTCCCAAGGGGTTCACACCACCAGGGAAGTTCACCGCATCTAAATACCTGGCCATCGTGCGGATGCGCGTGACCTTCGCGCCTTCCAATGGTGTGGCAAGGATGATGGCGGTGATGGTGCCAAGGATGTTGGATACGCGGATCTTGGGGCGCGGTAGCTGACCGTTGCCGCTGTACTCAAAGCCTTCGGCCTCGATTGGAAACGCTTGATAGGTATTGCCCGCCCACACCACATTGCCATTGGTGCCGGTTGCGTTTACCCCAGCGTGAAAGCGGTAAATCGTATTGCTGCCCTGAATCGCCGTGTTGAGCTGCAACTCAAACAGCTCGATGATTGCGCTGGGGGCAATGCCTTGAAGCTCTGAAATAGGAACTGCCATTGCTACGCCTCAAACACTTGGCGGAAGGTGGCCTGAATCGTGTTGAAGTTGTACGCCCGCATCGTCACCTGCCACTCTTCGCAAACATACTTGCCGGCACTACCACGCGGCGGTGTCCAGTCAAAACTCTCAACAGCAGCACGCGCGTCCAAGAACGCCAGGATGGCATCGCGCTCGGTGTCAGTGCGCTCCGAAAAAGTCAGCGTCCATTCCTTTGGATTTGTATTCAGCCCGAACCGCACGCGCTGCTCATAGCCATCGCCCGCTTGAAACTTATGCGCCCGAGGTTTGCTGGCCTCGGTGGCTTCAAAGCTGGGTGTGTAAGTAAAAGTCGCCATCGTTATGCCGCCAGGAGGCCACCAGGGCGTTTCTGCTTAATCATCTCATCTTGCACCGCTGCTGCAATCACCCTGGCCAACTGATTGCTTCTGCCACCATCGCCCTGCACGCTGCTGCCCTTGGCGTCAACGCTCACGTTAATCGTAGTTGAACCACCACCACCAGCAACGCCAAGCTTGCCGTCAGCACCACGCTTCAATGGCATGATCGCTTCCGGTCCAGCTTCGCCCATCAAGCCAATGCCCTTGGCAAAGGGGAAGAGCATCGGCTTGTCAACAATGCCACCCATCGCGTAAGGCACGATGCCGTTGGCGGCAAACACGTTGCCGTTGGCGTTGACGCTGGGGCCAGCGTATTTGAAGAAGTCCAGAGAGTTGAGGCTGGACAATCCACCGCCGCCTCCCCCTCCACCAGGATTGATGCCCGAGATGGCCGATTTCAGGAAACTGATTGACTGGTCAATCACGTAAATTTTCAGCAGTTGCTTGGCGATGTCCTGCAACACCGTAGAAGCAATCCTCCGCAAGCTGTTGCCCCAGTTATCGGTGCCAGTAACCAGCAAATCAAACGTGCTGGTCATGCCCTGGCTGATGGCGTCAAAGAAACCGCCATATTTCTGCGTGAACTCGTTGAGGCGTTCTTGTTGAGTTTCAAGGTCAAACATCAAACCAAGCTGTTCCTTGGTGGAAGAAATGGCTGATTGCCTGGTCCTGACCTCTTCGCGTAATTTATCAACATTTTTGCCTTGCAGCTCTAGTTCGCGCATTTTGTTGCGCAAAACATCAAGCTCAGCCTGTGGGCCTGCAACTTGCTGGAGGTAACGAGCCTGTTGCTCGTATGCAAGGCGGGAACGGTCGTATTGAGAAGTAGGCAGACCAACTGATCGAGCAATTCCGGCTTGCAATCCAACGTTGGTAGCATTGCCTTGGGCAATACCAGAAAGAAGTTGATTTTGTCGTTGAATACTTTGGGTCTTTTCGGTTGCTTCTAATTCTGCAATTTGAAGAGCAAGTTGTTGCCTTTTTAATTGTGCGTTTTCTTTAAGCGTAGCTTGTTGATTATCCATTAACAAGTTTGTCTGCAAAAGCGTCCCCTTGATTGCGGCTTCGGCTTCTGCTGCATTTCTGCGCAATTCAAATGACTGCTGTTCGCGGATTTCAATTTTATCTAAAAGTTTGTATTTATCCTTTGCCGCATCCAGGTCTGTTTTACCCCACGCTGCGACTTCCTGGGCGACCTGTAAGTATTGCGTTCCAGCATCATAAGATTGGGCCAAAATTTGATTTTGATCTTTGATCAACCGCTGCCGCTTGTCTTCTTCCTCTTTTGCCTTTTGTGCAGCAGCTTCTGACTTGCGCTCTTGCTCCTCGGCTTGACGGCGTTGCTCATCTTGGGCCTGACGAGTAATCTCGTTAATGCGCTTGCTGTAATCAGATTCAATTTTTTGGACTGCAACTATTTTTTCTTGAATACTGAGCCTGCCGGCAGCGAGGTCGCGAATTACTTTGTTGTATTCGACAATTTTTTGCGCTTCAGCCACTTCTTTCTGAGTGGTTGTGTAAAGACCAATATTGTCTTTCAGAATTGTCTTAGCGGCTTCTTCCTGCGCAAGTGAAACTTGCAACTGATCTTTTGAAGCGGCCAAGCGGTCTCTGTATGCTTGCGTTGTGGAATCTTCTTTAACCGCAGGTGCTCCGCCAGCAAACTGTGTAATACCTCCTACAACCCAAGAAAGATTTCTTCCGCCCATTGCAATAGGGTTGTTGGAAGTTTGAAAAAACTTGACAACGGCTGCTTCCGCTTTTTCCATTGCAAGCGCAATGTTTCTGCCAAGCGTGTCCCATGAATTGCCTGCATCTTTTAACGCTTGTGCATTGTCTTCGCCAATGGCTTTGCCCATTTCTTCAAAAGCAACCTTAGCCGCCTGTGCGGTCAAACCAGCTTGTTGAAGATTTGAAATTTCATCCGCAATTTTCGGATCAAGGTAGCCAAGGGTTTGTTTTAAATATCCAGCCGCATCACCACCTTCACGCAATGACCTAGCAAAATCTGCAACTGATTTTGCTGCTTCATCAAATTTTGCGCCAAGAGCACTGCCGACAATTTGACCAGCAAACCCTTCACCAACAAACGACCCTAGGGCGCCGCCGGCCATCGACCCAGCCCCGCCGCCAAACAACAGCGGGAAGCCAACACCAAGGCCAACGTTTTCCATCAGCTTGGATCGGGAGGCCGCGGCGGCTTCGGCTTCAGCCGCATTTGGCCCCACTGGGCCTAAACCCATATAGCTCCGCGCTGCGGCGCTTGTATTGCCGGTGACGGTGGTGCTGGCCTTGTAAGCACTTTCGGAAACGTGCGTATAAGCATTACTTACTTGCTCCAGGTTTTTTCGCAGCGTTACAAGCTCAGCAGAAACTTCTGCGTAAACCGGTGTGGTGGAACTGACGTTTCCTCTTACTTTCTCCCACAGCGCAATCTGAGCTTTAAGCGCTTCAGAGCTATCGTTTGACGCCTTAAACGCATCTCGAATTTTTTCTACATACGAAGTAAGGTCAATCCCGCCAGATCGCGTAGCCTTTTCAAGATCTGTTACCTGCTTTTTCAGCAGGTCAATCGCGTCACGATTCTGAACATCGACGACAATTTTTACGGAAGTCTGCTCGTAGCCCATGGGTCAGTTCCGATTGTTCAAAACTTGGAGGGCGGCAGATTCCATGATGCGGATGCCTTCGAGCATGGCTTTGGGATCCTCAACTGAGTATAGGCCGCACAGCCATTGCAGCACCTCGTACTTGATCCCCATGAACCCCGCCATGGTCGTGTTCCACTGGGTCTGAAGCCGCAGGAACATCATTACGATGTCCCAGTTATCATCCCACACCTCAAACTCATCTGGGCCGCTACTGGGCAGCGCAGCGGCCTCCAACCCCAACGCTTTCGCATCATCATGCGAATCGTCCTGTACGGCGCCGAGCCCGGCCCAATGCTCGGCGGCGCCTTCTAGTTTTTTGCCTTCGCC